CTCGACGTGAAGTCAATCAGCAGCTTGATGTCTACAAAGACCTCTCGGCTGCGGTGGCTAACAAGAAGCGCGGTGAACCTTGGCGCGATGTGCTGCCTAACCAGTGGCTCGAGTACCACCTTGCGGTGGAACCCCTTCTAGGTGATATTCGCGGGGCTGCCGAAGCCCTTGCGCACAATCATCTAGACCGACCCGTCGGTATGACGCTTCGGACTTCGCGAAAGAAGGTAGGACTTTACCCCGGCATGGCCGGAGGTTGGTCCCGGTGGGATTTGCAAAATCGCACCGTTGAGAAGCACATTGTAGCTCATTTTGTCAATGAGCCTTCTGCTTTCTCTCTTTCGGGTCTTTACGATCCGGAGGTGGTTCTATGGAACGCCCTCCCATTGTCGTTCGTGTTTGATTACATGTACGACGTTGGTGGCTACCTAGAGGCTCGTGCAACGCGAGCCGCCCTCGGCAAGGGTACCTTTATCACTTCCAAGAAGGACTACCAGCTCAACGCTGGGATTAACGCTTGGATTGTTGGTAGTAATGTCATCGAGGTCGCTGACGACGAAGCCTGCAAAGGCATAGCCGTTTATTCGGGAACGTTCACTCGAACAATCTCGACTTCACTCGACGTTCCTCCACCACAGCTAGTGCCTCTAGGGGCATTTCAGTCGTGGCAGAGGGCTTTAACCACTTTGTCGCTAGGGGTCAAACAATTCGGTCGAACGTTCGACTGAAACCTCACTGCGGCTTTTCAGGAGTTATCCTTTGGGCCAACAAGCCAACATCACCGTCTTCGACGGTGCAGCAACCCCGGTCTCCCACACCCTCGTTGGTGATGGAATCGAGAAAACCGGTGCGGGCACTGCTCTGACGACTCTCGCGCTTTGGCGTGAGCAGATCGCAACAGTCCCGGACTATGCGCAGGTTCGCCTGACGCAGTTCTTGTCCCGTTTGAAATCGGGAATCAAGAAGACGGTTAGCCGGGTGGAAGTGCCGGTCATGGAGTCCGTCTCGGGCCAAAACGCCCAGGGCTACACCGCGCCTCCCAAGGTGGCGTATGTCGACCGATACGAACTCGTGGGTTACCATAATCCACGGTCGACGGAGACAACGAAGCGGATCGCAATGCAGATCTTGCTGAACCATCTCAACAACGTGTCCACCACTGTCACCCCGGTTTCGGCCGGTGTAGCGGCGGACGTCCATCAACGCCTGATCCAGGTGTCGTGACGTCCCTCGTGCTAGCCGCCTTGTTCCTTGAGGTGCTAGCTATCGTGATTGTGGCTTGCACGACCGTCCTGGTCGTGATTGGGCTGCTCCTTTCTGTATTCCTCTATAGGAGAGTGATCTATGCGCAAGTGCGCTCACTGGTTGGAGCCGTTGTCCGAGGGCGAGACGCTAGACGTCCTCTGTGCACTAGCCGACAGGATTCTGTTAAAGGAACCCCTGAAGGCTCCGTGTCAGGATCTGGCGAGATTGCTTCGAAAAGGCGATTTCGCTAAGGTCTGTGACTTCGAGTGTGATTACGAAGGGTGGGACATTGAAACCATCCGACGCGTTCGCCAAGCGACTGCGTTGTTCTCGAAGCTCGAATTTCTCGAGATAGGGATCGACAAAGAAGCTGCTGCGATCAAATCGCTGCTCGAGGCCGAGGCTCGTTGTCGGGAGACAAACGAGTTGTTCCGAGCGTATCACGACGGCAAGTTCTGCTTCCCTGCAGACGTATCCGGCGTGCTCTACACTGCGCAGTTGAAAATCGCGCAGTTGCTCGGGCCCGTTCCCAAGCTGGAAGAGCTTGGTTTGCGGTTCGGCCCAGGTGCTACTTCCCTGACGAAGAAGCGAGAAGCCTCTGTCAAGCGCAAGCTTGGCAAAGGGGTTTCCTGTAGTGAAGACCTCGTACCTCTAGCTGCAAAGCTATTGGCCGAGATGCCCCACCTCGCCCGTCTCCATGCCTCGGCATGGGTCGATGACGACGAGGAGTTCTGGGGGTCGGTGCCTATCGTTATTCATGAAGGCGCCGTCAGCTTCGTCCCAAAAAACGCGAAGACGCACCGTACCACGGAAACGCAGCCCACCTTAAACGGCATGCTGCAACTTGGTATTGGTGACTTGATGTCTGGAAGACTGTCTCGCGTGCCGGGCCTCAATCTGCGCGATCAGCGGCTTAATCAGCGCCTCGCAAGGATCGGCTCCCTGACCAACACCTTAGCAACGTTGGATCAGAAGTCGGCTAGTAACTGCATCGCCGTGGAGGCGGTGCGGTCGCTATTTCCGCTTGAGTGGTTCGACCTCCTGAGCTTAGCTCGGTGTGGGAAGACGAAGATCCCTGGGAAGGGATCGGTTACACTCGAGATGTTTTCGGGCATGGGGAATGGTTATACTTTCCCCTTGCAATCGTGCCTCTTCTATAGTCTGTGCTGGGCAGTCGCCCGCCAGCTAGGCATCCGAAAACCCACGATCTCTGTGTACGGCGACGACCTCGTTGTCGACGCGGAGTGCGTCCCTCTGCTCGTGAGAGCATTGGATGCGGTCGGGCTCTGGGTGAACACTCGCAAGAGTTATTTCACCGGGAAGTTCCGAGAGTCGTGTGGGACCGACTGGGTTGAGGGAATTGACGTTAGACCGGTTTATGTCAAAGAGGCATTGACACCGGCCGTCCTGTTCACCCTTCATAACGGTTTAATCCGGAAGGGATGGGAAGCGGAAGCGGAGTGGGTGAGTCACCAGATTCACCCCGACCTTCTGCTTTTCGGTCCTGATGACTACGGGGACGGTCACCTGATCTGCAAAGATTGGGTTGATCGTGCGCACCGTCGAGGCCGTCATCGGGGCTGGGCAGGCCTCTCTTTTGATACTTTCTCGCCATCCTCCAAAAAGGACTGGACTTATCATCCAGGAGATCGTATCCTTCACACGTACGCCATATACCGTCGCGGTAGTGAGCGTATAGTTCCTCGCTTCGAGGACGACTGGATCACCACGGTCGCAAGGTCGTGGGGAAATTGTCGATTTGTCCGTGCTTGGGTAACTGGGCACGGTAGTGTTGAAGAGCCGTCGTTAAATCTACCCTTTGGGTCCGAGGATGACTCCTACGGACCGCCTGAGGTAGAC